TGGCGCATCTCCGTCCTTCGGCTCGCAAGTGTTTTCATAAGAAATGGGAGATAGATTTGTGAAGACCACAGGCTTGAATAAATCGATGGATATTATATCGAATGCGATCAATGTCAAAACCAGAATGGATACAATTAATGCTGGAACACCAAGAGAGAAATATGCGTTCATTGTAATGACTGCACCGATCAGCGCCATCAACGGGCTTTTGAAAAACTTAAGAGCCTCCATCAGAATACCACCAAACGATTTGGGCGGGAAATTTGATCTATCGCTATAACCTTCTGTATCTGCCATTTTACACTTGTACATCAAAAACCCGATCAAACATACATTGATTGCAAATGGTATCAATAAATAACCTGATAAGCACACTGCAATAATACCGAATAAAAACAGCACCCAAAATTTCATAATTGCAAATAGGTAAGAGGATGTTCCATCTTCTGAAGAATCCAACGAACGCCAAATTTTCGTATTTTTCTCTGTAGGATTCGTTACCTTTTTAAATGACCAGGCCAAACCTGTTACGACCAGGTAAATCAAGTAACCAAAGTCAATGATCGAGAGTCCAAGTGAAAAAAAACCCAAAATGATTGGTCCGAACAATATAATCGCCCATTCGTAAAACATACTGTCGAAGAACTTGAACAGTTTGTTAAATGCGCCATAGTTCAACAAAAGCAACCCTTCCATGATATCGGTCATATACCGGATGATAAAACTGTTGCTGAACTTCTTATTTTTGCGAAACATGTCCAAAAACATATACTTCTTGTTGGCAGGAACATCAGCGAATAAAAACTTCATTGATTGCCCACTCCATGTGCTGAAGATGTTGATGATACATTCTGTATTTTCAGGAACACAGTCGGGTTCTGTTGGAATGATGTTCGATGTTCCGAGTTTCGCGTAAAACAAAACGATTACACCAAAGATAAAATACAGAAATATATTCCTTATATGAAGCGCTGAGGTTTTCAAGAGGTTTAATATAGATTCTCCCATGTTAGTTGCTTTATCTTCTGGCGTTGATTGTATATCTTCTCTTTTTTTATCTATTTCGTCTGGTTCTAGTTCTACCATTGCTTATATTCAAAAGATAATAAAAATATAGGAAATGCCCAAAATATATGCTAAACCGGGATTCCAAAAATAATAATGCACTTGTATAGTATATATGCAATTGCTAATAGCAGCCTTACTTGTAATATTTTTCATGTCGATGTATTTTTGTAGAGAAGGATTCGCAGTTCGACCACCGATGCCAAATTTTGGCACAAACACTTGGAAGTCAGCATTTGATAACAGCCAGCAAGAGTTCGACAAACGATACAAGATCCAGGGCGAACTCTCGTATCCTGTAGGTTACACAATGACAGGCGAATTCATCGATTATGGTCCGCTTGCATCAAATGAGGAGTTTTGATTTGAATTTGGCTCCACCTTTTCGAAAGGTGTATTAGGTCGCATATAGGAGCCCAGCATTTCCACCGATGAATGTTACGACATTGTATCTCTCTTCCATCACATACAAGTTGTAGTTGTAGTCGAAAATGCGCCAGGTCGGCTTGTTGATGCCGACAATTTCCCCGGTATCCGGATCGCAAATCGTCAGCGATTGTGCTAAAGGATCCAGCGGCGGAACAATCGTAGTAAATTCAAATTGGACATTCTTGAACTTGTTCATGTTCATCGCCCCCGAAGGCTGGTCGGAAGGTCCCGAGTTCAAACAGAAATTGTAGCAATACACCCCGTCGGGCGCAACGCTCGCGGTCCTAGTGTATTTCTCAATGTAGTTGAAAACCCCGACAGGGAGAATGTTCTCTCTGTATTGACCGTCCAACACAATTCCCAACCCAACCAAAATTTCCTTGTTGTTCTGTGGGCTGTATGGTCCGGACACGAATAGACCGGTTGGAGACCCATCGACATTCACTCCCGGGCCTATTGAAACTTGTGGAGTTACTGGATATGTAATAGTTCCACTTGCAGAACCGGGAGTCGAATCGTTCGGCACATAATTGTATGGCCAGTTCGTGTAGTTCGACCATTCGTTGCGCAAATTCACATCGGAACGCTGGAAATAGAAGACCCAACCACTCACTAACCCCATAGAGTTCAAATCCACCTTGTTCTGTCCAGTGACATTGTAAAACACAGATTCGCGCGCCTGTTTGAACAAATACTTCTGTTCGTTCTTGGAAAACAGTTTAGCTTCATCATTGGAAAGGAAACAGTATGTGCAGCTCAAATTTATGTCGGCGTTAAAGTCGGTTCGCTTGTCGAGATAAACAGCATTACTAGTAATGTCCTCAGCCGGCGGGGTCTGCAGAAACCGATACATCTGCATGTAGTCCAAATTGAAGTTCGGCGCCACATAAGGGAAATTGTTTGTCCAGTCCATCACATCGCGAATGCGAATCAACTCGCACAGAGGGCGCAGCGTTATGCTGACCTGTAGCTCATTGTATTGCAGAGCAACCAGAGGAAACGCCATTGTGCTGCGCATGTTGAACCACGCGCCCAGGGGGACATAAATCACCTTGCTTTTGATCGCTGGCTGCGCCCCAGCCGGAGAATCCGTGTAATAGGAATTCGGGTAAGAATTCACATGCGCTCTGTCGTTGGCGGGATCGTTGAACTCGGCCGTGTTGCCAGACATCTCGTCGAACAGCCCCTTCTTCCCAACATCGCGCTGCACCGAGGCGAGCAAATATTCGCCCGAATACTCCTGCAGAGTCTGGTTTCCACAAGTGATGCTTACTTTGCTGATCATGTGCGCGCCCAAGTCCTCGATCCATTTGAACTCGTATGGCGCCCAAGTCGTGTATTCCTGTACGCTACCAGAAACAAGAGGCTTAGGTTGCGGTGGCATTATTGGCGACCATATGTTGGGAAGCGTAAAAGACAAATAGCAGTCCATCAGCAGGTCGGCATACCGCTTCACCTTGAAGACGAATGTGGATTCTTCCGTCAGTCGAAGGTTTGGAGTCCCCTCGTGATCCAGACGAAAATGTTGGAGTCCAAAATTGGTGTATTTGGCGTAACTTGATTTCCAGAATGTTTTGCTGGGATTACCATTTAATATTACATTTTGTTGGCCTTGAGCCACTAATTGCATTAAGCCTCCTGCCATTTTACTATATACACATATTTATTTAATATTTAGTTGTGAAAAATTACTCTACCTATATATTAAACTATGTCAGCGGATGTAAAAGCACAAGTAACAGATACAATCAAGACCGCAGCTCAAAAATTCAGAAGTTTAGATGAACACTTTATATCTGCAATGCTATTGTGTATTATAATATTCGTAATATGCGTCGCGGTATGGTATATTTACAGTGATAGCAAATTGCAGAAAAATGAGTGCAGTTACATGAACAAAATGTATGGTGATGTGAATGGCAGCATAAAGTCCAATACAGCAGACTCAAGCGATTACTTATGCAATTATTACATCAAGACGGCCTACAATTGCTGTTCTGGCGGAAGCTACAAGAACGATTATGTCGATATTTGCAATTTGAAGGCGGTTTTAAAGCAAGGCGCGAGGTGCTTAGATTTTGAAATATATTCCGTTGATGGAGAACCGGTTGTTTCTACTTCGACGAGCAACAACTACTATGTTAAGGAAACCTACAATGTCGTTAAATTCGCAGATGTGATGAAAATTGTCGACATGTATGCGTTCAGTGATGGGGCGCCGAACCCAGCAGACCCAATCATAGTTCATTTGCGATTTAAGAGTAATAGTCAGACTATGTATAAAGCCCTCGTGAAAATACTTAAAAAATATAATCAGAGACTGTTGGGCGCTCAACACAGTTACACGAACGGTGAGAATATTGGTACAAAGTTCAAACTGTCAGAGCTGGCGAATAAAATTGTTTTGATCGCCGACCAGGACAACAAGGCGTTTGAAGAGAATTCCGATTTAAAGGCTCTCGTAAATGCAACCAGTCATTCTGATAATATCCGTTGTTTCCAATATTTCCAAGTGAAAAACCCACCCGATTTGGAAGAATTGGAGAACTACAACAAAGGAGGGTTTATGACGCTTGTTTTGCCAGATGCCGGCATGAACCCTGAAAACCCTAGTGCAAATTTTGCAAGGGCTATGGGATGCCAGATGGTCGCCATGCGGTACCAATATGTGGATAATTATTTGATCAGCGACATTAACTTCTTCAATGATTGCGGGTATGCGTTCTGTAAAAAGCAAGATAAAGACAAATATGTCCCTGTTACGATTCCACCTCCGACACCATCAAACCCAGCCAACAATCCTGCAAATACAGTAGATACAAAATTCGGAACATTAGGGTAGTCTGTTAGGTTGGTTCGAAATATTTTTCTCTCCATTGTATAATGAAACAAACAGTAAAGTGCGATAAATCATTAACATTTCAAGAATGCGAATTGGCCATTCTTCGAAGTGCGGTTGATTTAGCGGAAACGAAAATGGGGAAGCGTCTCGTAAATACACCTGAAGTCCAAGAGATGATTCAAATTGTAGAAGATTTTTTGAAGCAAAAGAGTCTGATTTGTTACGGCGGAGTTGCGATCGACGCGCTGCTCCCCGAACAAGACAAGATATACGACAAGGATGTGGAGCTCAGCGATTACGATTTCTATTCCCCGAATGCGCTGGAGGATGCGAAAGAGCTGGCCGACATTTACGCGAAGAAGGGTTACTCGGAAGTGGAGGCGAAAGCCGGTGCTCACAAGGGGACCTTCAAAGTGTTTTGCAATTTTGTGGGTGTGGCCGACATCACTTACATCCCTCCCGAGTTGTTCAACGCATTGAAAAAGGAGGCGGTCCGAGTAAAGGGCATATTGTATTGTCCTGCCAATTTTCTGAAGATGGCAATGTATTTGGAACTCTCCCGACCAGCGGGGCAAATTGATCGATTCGAGAAAGTGTTCAAAAGACTCAATCTGCTCAATAAATACTATCCGTTGAAAACAGTGGATTGTCACGGCATTGACTACCAGCGCGAAATGAATGACATTTCGCACGAGGATGACATATACAAGGTCGTCCGCGACACATTTGTCAATCAAGGTGTCGTCTTCTTCGGTGGATACGCCATCAATTTGTATTCGCATTATATGCCGAAAAAGTTACAACTGAAGGTGGAGAATATTCCCGATTTCGATGTTCTCTCGAACGATCCGGAAACAACCTGCGAAATTATTGAAGAACGGCTTGCCGACATTGGAATTCAAAATGTTAAGATAATCAAGCACGAACCAGTTGGCGAGATAATTCCGGAACATCATGAGATTGTCGTCGGCAAAGACTCTGTCGCATTTGTGTATAAACCGATTGCGTGTCACAGCTACAATGTGATCAATATAAGCGGACAAAAGGTCAAAGTTGCCACGATCGACACGATGTTGAATTTCTATCTTGCGTTCCTGTATGCTAATCGCGAGTATTACATCGAGTTCGCCGAGCGAACGCTGTGCATGGCGAAATTCCTATTCGATGTGCAACAGAAGAATCGTCTGGAGCAGAAGGGGCTGTTGCGCCGATTCAGCATCACTTGCTATGGTCATCAGGAGAGTGTGGCGGAGATGAGAGAACATAAAAATAAAATATACGGCGAACTGAAATCGAAGAAGGGGACCAAAGAGTATGACGAGTGGTTCTTGAACTACAAACCTGCTGTCAAAAAGGGCGATGTCGTTCCGACTGAAAAAAAGGCACCGGCGAAGGCACCGGCGAAGGCACTGGTAAGGGCGACGATAAAGCCCAAGAAAAAACGGGCGAAAACGGCCAAGAGGAAGACATTTTTTGGGATATATTATTCGACCAACAATGCTACCAAACGAAAGAAACGAAGGTATTGATTTATGCAACTGATATCAGATGCATAAATTAGAAAATTTACACGCTATAAATTACAAGCTATAAATCAAATACGGCACTATATAAACGGCAACAATCATTGTGATCAGGTTCGCATTCAAGCTCTCGCCTTTCAAGTAAGAACCGATGAGTATAGCGCTGATCATCATTGCACTGTCCGAGAGAATCGCCTTGTATCCATTCTCCCTTCCATAATCTTTGAATATGTCCAGTATCTGCGATCTGCCGCGAGGGACAGACACACACAATTGGTAAAACAGAATATCATGCACAACCTGTATGCCGACCGCCAAGCCGATGAACTTTATCAGAGAATATTCGCTGAAAATATAGGGATACAAAAAACGGGCTAAAATGATGCCGATGAAAATGATCAACACATCGGCGATAACGGCACTTAAACTTAGATCTGCGTACCAGGTTTTCAGAACATTCGAATTTAGAGCACCGCCAATAAGGAGACAGATGACAATCATGTCGGTTATCAGGACACCGTTGAATATTGGGAGATAGTCGCTCGTGTTGCCGAACTGTGAAACATTCTTGAAGGTCATTTATTATATAGTATGATAATAACTAGATACGCTTGTTTCACATACGCTTGTTTCACATACGCTTGTTTCACATACGCTTGTTTCACATACGCTTGTTTCACATACGCTTGTTTCACATACGCTTGTTGTCATCATATACAATATGCCTCCACCAATACTCCAAAACATTCCTTCATGATCCGAGCAAACAGTTTATATAGGATCGTTTTCTCAATACCCATCGTGTATCTACTTAAAATATTCAAAATACATACAGTATATACAATGATAGTTTCATACAGTCCTTTTATGGACAAACGCGACCTATTTATCATACCCCAATCATTCACATAACTACACATCTGAGTGTCGGTTTGCTTAATATAAAAGCTGTGTATGTCCAACATTCCGCTCAATATGCGATGATAATTTGTCTTCTCGTTCTTCACATTGAAAAAGTTGATTAGTTTGTCGTATCCAAATAGATCTAAATATAGAATTTTCTTGTTTGGACAAGGTGTAAACATATACGGATTCACACCATCAAGGTATTTGTTTTTATACAGCAACTTTCCATCGATTACGAAAGGCAAGTGACACGACTTTGATATGGCGTCGAATACTTCATCATTGGTTTTGTATAAATACTTCGTTTTCTTTGTTCTCTTCTCAATGTTATTATACGAAACATACAATTTGTTGTTGAGTTTATTATACAAATCTGCGTCTACAGTTAACTTTTCTTTCAGATCCTGAATACACGACATCGTATTTGAGTTTTTCATCTCGTTATATACGACATTGTATAAATCGGGCATCGAATCCAATGAATCTGACAAGTAAGCTAATCCCACAATGGAACCAATGCTTGCACCCGAAATCCGATCGACGCGGATATACTTTCGTCGCTCCAACTCTTTCAAAAATTGAAGAGCACCTACTAAATAGGATCCGTTGAATAAACCGCCGTCTAACACCAAATCAATTCGTAAAGGTGTTTTTCTCTCTTTGAAATCGTCGGGAAGGTTATCCACAAGTCTTGTTATATATTGATTTATCATTTACAAATCAATATAAAATTTTTGGGTTATGTTGGCGCAGATTATTTTCTAGATACCTTTCTCCGTTTGTTGGTTTGTCGCCGTTTGTTCTTGTTCGTCTTTCGCTTCTTCTTGTTCGTCTTCCGCTTGTTTCGTGTTTTGCCACCAGTTTTTTCTGATGGTGTAATTCTAAAACTAGGTGTAAATCCAGCGCTTGTTGCTATTGACTGAAGTTTCACTAAACCACCCGCTATTGCTACAAAACCTAACATTACACCAAGGGCACTGCTTGTAGCGGCTGTGCCATGTTTAACTACATTGCGTGATGCTTTTATTCCAACGCCAAATCTGTTGTTGTATGACAACAACATTGCAACCGGAACATTTGCAAATGTATTGAGCCCCCCAATAAAAATATTTAATGCGTCAATATTCGTCCCACCAGATCTCACAAATGTCGCCAAAGCATCTCCTATAGGTGTGCCTTGAAGACCGCCGAGCAACGATGTTAAATGTGTCTTATCACCCCCTAACTTAGCCAACGCAGCAATCGTTTCAATGTTAAGTTTTGCTTGACCTCGATGAAACGATCCTATTTCTGGTATTTTTTTATTATCTTCAACTTCTTGCTGATATACAATAAAAGGGTCATTTGCCGTAACACCCACATCTCGCATGGAGTATGTATAGTTCCTATCAGCCGTTGGATAAATTAAATCAACATGCCCAGCGTTATTGACAACAAACCTAGCTCCATCGTTCATCTTTACCACCAATTCCAATGCTTCAACAGCACATATATACATATCTGTATTAGTTTCTGCACTTATTAGACAGGCCCCCAAACTTGAACCTTGCACAATATAATCTTTTACTGTGTGTGTAACAAAATACGCTTCATCTGGATCAGGTGTCATTTTCTGAACTATTTTAACATTGGATTCCGCCATCTTTAAATCCATATCAAGATTTCCCATTTGTCTAATAAATATATCCCCGCATCTAAAAGCAATGATCACACATATACCAAACGCACTAAGCGGCAGATAAACACCTCCTTTTTGTCCTTCGCCAGGTATAATTTCTATTTTATCTCTTCCATAATCTTTTCCAAAAATTTTATATTTTCCACCTGTTAAAATCAATGCGTCATTTATTATTTGTTCGAACTGTAGCATTTTTTCATTTTGAAAGTAAATTGGCATAAGATTGTAAAGCGAACAAAGAGTAGGTGCAAAATAAACTAGTAATATTAGTTTGTAAATCTTCTCAAAAGGAATCTCCTCAAGAAGAATCTCAACAAGTTTTGGATTAAAATTTTGTGGTTGTTTCAAATTGCTAACAATTTTTTGAATGTCACTAATCAGTTGTTGAATTGGTACTTTGGATTGCTCTACATATTGTGGCAAAAATTCATCAATAAAATCCTGAAATTCTGTAAATGAAACTTGAGCGTCTTTGTTTTCAGACACGAGCTGTGGTGGTGGTGAGACAAAACTTGCCATTATATACATATATATACATTAATTTGTCGATCATTTGAAGATCTTTCACACCCTTGAAAATTTGGAACATAAATTTTCTATTGTGTATCTTGCCAAATGGCTGCCAACCAGATACTCTAAAATTGTCCGAAATGATTCGTCGTTTTGTTCATCAAGTAAAACATGAGTCCAAACAAAACGCTACTAAATAAATAGCCATTTATGTTGAAATTTCCATCCGTCGAAAACAAGATCGGGAAGTACTTGAACAAGTGACGGCGGAACACGGGCAACTGGAACAAGAAATACATGACAGCCAACAGCATCGGCGTCTGAATCTCGCCGTAAAGATCGTCCAACGAGTCGTTTCGCGACGCAGTCCGATTGTATTCGCTCACCATATCCGGTCCCTCCTCGTAGCCCTTGATGTAATCATCCCTAGTTGCTTGTTGCGGAATGTAATTCACTTGGACTTGTGGATCGGCGCTGATGTTATTCGTGTTCATAGGAATATCGCGTGATGGAAGCTGTGTGGCTCCCGCCGTAGAGGCTTGTTGAAGACCATTCACAATTTGGTTGATCGTATTTTGGTCTAAATTGATTCCGGCGCCAGAAGAAGGAGCCTCAGACGCATTGATTCGTATATTGCTTCCACCCCCGCCGGTCGGATCGGTTGGCAAATCCATTATGCTCGTTGTATCGTTGTTCATGAATAGTATGAAGAATGATTGATCATACTATTTACGCAATTGTTCTAAACGCCCATGTCAATCAATCATTCCTCCGAATTGAATGCCACAATTTTTTTATTTGCGTCGCATTTTGTAGAAACCGGCACATATTTATAACATTTGTTACCGTGTTTATAAATTTTATCATTTATTTTTTCTAAAGGCGGTGCATGAAATATGACGCAATTCCTACCCTCACACACTTTTCTAAACAATGTCGCCAACCCAAGACCAAGCAACATAGACATGAGATATTTTCCTGTTTGTGTATGAACAAATTTTCCAAACTCGACCATTGTATATACTATGTGGATATTATCTAAGCTTGGATAGGTAAACTGCTGATCAGCGATGCATCCTTGGGGCATTCTACTTCGATCGGATTGAACGAAAAGCAGTTGTCGGCATTGTCTTTGAACAACACCTTATTTACATTTTCGGGACTCGGGTATATGAAGACAGTTTTCAATTCGGGTCCTAGAACATAAACGAAGAATATACCTATTGCAAAACTCATCAGAAACACAGGAATAGAAATATAGTTCAGGAACATTATTATACTATGATATTTAATTATGAAATGTTGTCATAATTATTCAAACTAAATGGTTTGGTATAAAGAGCAACGATACTAATGGATAAAATATATGATAATATATAATTAGAATAATGAATGTTTATTCGTCACTGGTTTTATCTGTTGTCGTTCAAGCGCTACTAGGCATATTTGATGTAATAGTACTATTACTGAAGGTTCCTTCGAAAATCTATATTCTCAAACAACTTTTGATTGTGGAGGTTGTCGTTCAGTTTATAGAAGGTGCTTTTTACTTAAACTGGTTGTGTAATTTTAAAAATATATCAAACATTACCCCGAAACGATATATCGATTGGGTTATAACAACCCCAACAATGTTGATAACGCTGATTTGCTATTTGATATTTTTACAATACAAAGATAAAAACATGTCAGATCAATTAGAGTTGTTCAGTTTGATCAAGGAAAATTTTAACTCCATCATGAATATTTTTTGGTTATATAAGCGAAATCAATTTGATACCTACCACTGCCGGCGTTTTATTAGGGTTCATTCCGTTTGTACTATATTATTATATGATTTATACAAAATACGCAATTCGTAGCAAGGATGGTATCAATATATTCCTTTACTTCTTCTTCTTCTGGTCTTTGTATGGTGTGGCTGCAATGTTTTCATATAATATAAAGAACATGTTTTATAATATACTTGATTTGTTCGCGAAGAATTTCCTGAGTGTATTTTTGGCGTATGTCATATTACGAGAGATTATGTAATTTATTCTAGCAACTCATATGAATCATCATCTATCGACACTTCATCTCCGATATTTATGCCTTCACCAGATTCTTCATCGTCGTATCCTTCATTGTCGTATCCCTCATCGTCTGATTCCATTTGTTCGGAACCATCATTGTCTTCTTCAACTTGTCGCGCAGACGCTTGACCTTTTTTGTTTTTGACGACCTTCGCATCAACAAGCGCCACTTCTAAACTATTGATCGTTTGGGGCTTTTGGATCAAATGATATGTCTCGTGATCTTCATCATACACAACGGTGTTCTGCTTGTATTTCAAATGCATGATCTGACCCAGTTGTGGCTTCAACTGCTCAACATACACTTTCACTGCGGAGATCACATTCTGTGTCTGATTGTCGTCGTCCTCTTCATTGAATTTTCGTATGTAATCTTTGATCTGGTGAATAGATTCGTAACTATCCACTATCAGCTTGTTCAGATTCTCTTTATCTTTCTTGTTATCTACCTTGTCATAATAGATTTTCGAGTAGTATTCGATGCTGCCGGTGTGGTCATTCACTTGCTTCTTCAGCTCGTCAAATTGCTCGACAGTCTCCTCGGTTTTCGCGTATCCGAACAACAATTTATTTTTGCCTTCGATGATGCGATGTTTCACTGACTCAAGCTCCTTCTCGTCGTGGGACAAAATATCTTGGATTACCTCGTAACTACCGGCCTGTATTTCAATGTTCAGGTCACAAGGGTTGGACACGACACCACACTTCGCAGAGAGAACCCTGGACAAGGCCTTTTCATCGAACGCCGACGAAAAAATGCTGCCGCCTTCTCTCTTGCAATTCACGCATTTGGGTTTCAGACTGAGCAAGCGCTTGCGTATATCCTTTTTCCCAGCCTTCTTCTTAAGTACATCGAGCTTTTGATTTCTGACGCTCGTTTCATAGGCATCTTTCAGTTTGTAATATTCATCAAACATTGTTGTCATTGATATACACACTTATTTTATTTTTGTAGTTATAGCGTCAAACTCGCTATCCCAGGAAGGCAAGCCTGTAATCAGCTCTTGGTGAGCGCGCTTCTTCGATTCTTGGAATTGCTTTATCTTCGACAAAATGTATTGCTGTTTTTCCCGATTTTGTTGATCCACCTCTGCCGGCGTGAGCCGCCCCTTGTATTTGTATAACAAAATTACGGCTAAAATCAGTAAAAACACTGCGAAGATCGAAAGATTGAAGACCCAATTGTAGAATTGGATTCGCGTGACATGACATTGTTTCAGCGTCTGACTCAAGAAATATTTTACGCCTGGCTCGGTTAATACTGGTTTAGAGAAATAATCATTGTCTTTCATAATACATTACTGTTTATAATAATTAAATTAATTTGTTCGTAATAAGTATATGGAAAGTAGTTCTTATTTCAATACACTTGCATTCATATTAACGACAATATTATATGCAGTTGCAATGAAACCAGCTCTTAAACTTGAAACGATCGAAAATGATGAGAAATATCTCGAATACAAATCCAACAATTTGATGTATTTAGGTGCATATTTTATAATAGTAACCCTCGTCCAGTTTAGTATTAATTCGTCTATTATTACAAACGCTTGTGGAGGAAGCGTCAAAGAAAACTTTGGGGCAGCGGGCATGTTGACCTTCATACCGTGGATCTTTATATTTGGTATTCTGATAATGGTGTTGATCACATTCCCTGGGTTCAAGACCGTTTTCGCAGATGTGATCGGCTACTATGTTGTTGCGACGAAAGCCAACGATGTTTTGACCGAACTCTTGGTCGATTCTCGTGTTGGGGCGACCGACAAGGAAACTCAGTCGGCTGCTGATGCGATTCTAAAAATAATGGGGAACAACGCCGTTCTCATCAACAAAATACAACCAGAGAATTTCAATAATTACTGGAATACTCTGACACCTTTGATGAAGCCGGGTCTTGACAAGAACATTGAAATAAAATCACGGTTGTTCGACCTGGTTGTCAAGCGCGATTTTATCGGCGAAGTGATGTGGTATGTTTATACCGGCGTGCTGCTCACATTTTTGGTCGGGTTGAAAATTGCATCGCGGGGGTGCAACAGTAGTCCGGAAACGATGGCGGAGAATGTGCGAAGGTTCAAAGACGAACAGGCAACAGACGCTGAAGCCGCAACACAAAACTAAAAAAATTGAATAACAATTTATATTTGTTCGTTACAAATATAAAAACATAGCATCAACATAATAAATGTCTTCTAATAACATTCGGTCCGACAGTTCTGCTTTCACGCCATTTGAAAGGAAGAAGTCAGTTGGCGTTTCTGTCGAATTGCCTGCGGTTGATCAACCTCGACCTCAAGGGCAACAGAAAATTACAGACTCGATCAACACTGCTAGAAAAAATAGAAAAATGATGTTTAGTAATATTCGAAAGCTGTTTAAGGACAATGTGAATCGTGTGTTGCCGTTTTTGAAAGAACATGAATCATAGAGGAAAAATTGTTGTCTTATCTAAACAATGTATATATAATACTGTCTCATTATAACCAGAACATAAAACGGTGCCGTGATATATATTTTTTTTTCTCTATGATTGATTATGTAGAACAAAAGTCGAATGTTCGACAATGACATTGTAATAGCATACAACGCATATGCTATTTCAACACTAATGTTGTATTGTTTGGCGAGCGTGTATATGTTATACATTGCAGATCCAAATTCGGCTATTGCTAAACCGCGTACATCGTCTGGCGTGCGCGAATAACCAATACAACCAACGATTCCAATCAGATGATGAATCGCAAATAGATATTCGATCTTGTATAAAAAATCCTTCAACAACAAACAGCAAAAGAGGATGTTAAATGTTCGTATGCTTACAATATTTGACACGGGTAAAAATGATAATTGAGCAGCGATTTGTATTTCCGTTGGGAATGATGACATATGATAACAGAGTATATTTATTTAGAATTTTTGTCGATTGTCATTACCTTGGCAATCTTTCGTATAATCTTGTTTTGGTTCTCAATGTCATTGCTTTTGGGGCCACCTCCCATTACTTCAACAATAATCTTGTTGTAAATGTCTGAATACTTGGAATCATATTTGGTACAATCGGGATACTTCTCTTTGAATAACCTGGTGTTTTTACAGTTTCGGAAGGCAACGCTTCGGATCATCTTTCGTAGCTTCTTGTTATCATCCTCGTCCTTTTCCCAGACATCGCCATCCTTGATATAGATCGTTTCTCTCTTTGGATCGGTGCAATGAACTGGCCGCTTTGTAACATCCATCGCACTCAGGTTCTTGATTATAATATTGGAAATGCCTTCGACATATCCAAGCTTGCCCACACTTTCTAGGTCAGACAACTGGAGGTTGATCGAATTCACGAAATCAGTTATGTTCATAGCATCTTTGCAGTCTTCGTTCAGAAATACTTGAAGGTTGAATGTCTTGTTGTTTGAATTGACCATATTGTTAGAGTTGTTTATTATCCCATTCTTACAAACATCCAATAACTGCTTCTGCATTTCATTGTTTTGTTTTTGCAATTCGTTATTGCTTTTTACAACTTCTAATACTAAATTCGTTAGATTGGTAAAATCTTCAATCGTTTTTGTTACTGGTTGCATTTCATTTACACACAACACATTGCACTTATTTTTATGATACCATAACCCAACACGGGATTTGTATATTTTATTACAAGTTGCACACTTGTGAATAACAGACGGTGTCTGTGTTAAGTCCGTGTTAAAAGATGTTAAAGATTTGTGTTTTCGAGTCAATAAATGTTTATTATAATCGCTTTGCTTGCTACATTTATAATAACAAATTTCACAACAAAAAATGTTGGTGATTTTTGGCGAGGAATTGTTTAACATTGTTAATAAAATATGTTAACATTAAAAATCGCCTAAACAACCACACCCCCTGGAAAATAAAAAGTTATGCTCACAAAGTGAGAATTATTTTTTCGATCGCCTGACGCTAAGAAAATTTATGGTCACAAAAATATCAAATTCCCAAGACCTTTCGACCAAACTCGAAAATGGACATTTATAAATGTCCAAAATCGATTTCCGGAGAATAGTCTTGGGTAAAAAAACTGCAGTTTTATACATATTATCGATTTTCCTACTTAAAGACCAATTTTTCGCGAAGCAATGAAAAGGCGATGTCAAACATTCACTAAATAAAGCCGACTTTAGCAATTCTTATGAAATATGGTGTAAAATGTATATTTTTGTAAATAATTTAGATTTATTGTATTCATATAGTTATATTATGAATACAGTAAAAGATAGTTGGGACGATGAAGAGTCTGGTTCCGATACCGATGCCGACAAGGTGATTCATTTGGTTGAATTGCAGAAGTTGGAAACTCGTAAGAAGGAAGAAGAAGCCGACCATGCGCTGACAGAAGATCTATTTGCGCCAAGCAAGCAAACTAAACATGTAGTGGCAGTTGAGCAACAAACAACAAAGCATTTGCCTCCGAAAACCAAAACAAGGGAGCTTGTCTCTAAAAAGGACGAGAACGAGAGAAAGATCAAGGAGAAGGTTGCTGTGAAAAAACAGGCGGCTGCGAGCAAACAGAAACACTCGACCGTGTTTGGGCACACTGAACTAGATGAATTACAGGATGAATATTGTGATTACGAAGATAAATACTAAATGACTAAAGGAATTTGGGATACGCTACAAAATACATGACAGCTAAATAAGACAAGATTCCTAAAATAAGCGAGAGTAGCCAGATCGGTAAAATGGTTTTGTTCTTGTATCCAACACCGAATTCACGAATGCTGCCATCTGGATTATATAAAAATGCCGGCTTCATAAATTGGATCGATCCAAACAGGATTATGAATAGTAAAATAGATACAGTTGGCACATTTTGTTGTATATAGTGGCGAAGAAACATTGTCCTATATATTCCACCTTTAAAAAAGGTGGAGCCAAAAGCGAATATTATGAAAATGGATGTGGCTATTTCTTTTTGGCTGCATGTGGATTGCTTCGCTTTGACGCTTTCCTACATGTGGTGGGATTTGGCTCCACCTTTTTAAAGGTGGATAAAGGTGGATTTCTAAAAGTTGTTATCATCGACTTCATATCCCTCAGGGTCCCCATTATCATAGTCTTCGGTCTGACCGCTCATATCATACACATCGCGATCAATCGCTTCCGCCGCAGCGGCTTCCCCCGCAAAATCGTCTAAAAACAAATCAACATTCTCGTCATTCACTTCCCTGTTCTTCTTCCTCAAGTTTCTCTCGAGCTTGTCCATCGTCTCTGTGAATTCAAAGTTGCGATCATATGCGTCGCGATCGAAAACGGTGTAACTCTTCTCCAAGCCCTTACCCCAAGCCTCCAGCTTATTGATCTTCAACACGCGGTCAACCTCCTTCTCGTCGTCGCTCATTGCCACGAGCCGGTCCAT